TTGCAAAAACAGAAATGCTTGGATAATTTAATTATTTTCATTATAATATCAAGAAAAGGTTATTTATGACTCGAAAATTAGATAAAGAACATCTAGATGAAATTCAAGCATTACGAGATTCGTTTGCGCAAAACTCTCAATTACTAGGAAATTTATATATTGAAGAATTTTCGTTGCAACAACAGCTTCGGCAAATAGATGCACAACGAGAAGAACAAATGAAACGGTTTGTTGATTTGCGCAAACAAGAAGAAGAATTGTTAGAAAAAATGCGTAATCGTTATGGCGATGGTCAAATAAATATTGGCCAAGGTACATTTACTCCTACTGCGTAAGGTTTGGACGCAACACATTATATTTATAAGAAAATCATTAGGAGACATAAATGGCAGAAAGAATAGTATCGCCTGGCGTATTTACCCGGGAGATTGATCAATCATTTTTAACATTAGGGATACAAACTATAGGTGCTGCAATTGTCGGACCAACAGTAAAAGGTCCGGTATTAGTACCAACTAAAATTACAAGCGTATTGCAGTTTAATCAAGTATTTGGTTCAAATACTGCAGATAATTATCTTGTACCATTAGCAGTAAAAGATTATTTAAACAACGGTCAAGTAATTACCGTAACTAGAATTTTATACGAAGATGGTTATTATTTAAATCGAGGTGCCTTGGCAATTGTTGCCGAATCTGGCTCCGGTATGGATTTAGTTAAAAAAGTAACTCACATTTTGCACCCAACTCAACCGGTAACAACGGTTGGATTAGCAGGTCCATTATTTGAATCATCATCATTATTATACAATGCATCATTAACTAATGGTTCATTTTGCTTAAAAGTTTCTGGATCATATTCAGCGCCACAAAATTCAGCTATAGGATTTTCATCATTTACTGCAACAGATCTAACAACAGGAATTTCAGCATCAATTGTTAGCTCAGCAAACAATTATATTAAAACGGTATTTGGTGATACGCCAAATTCTAAAAAATATCCATTGTATGTTCAATATGAAGCAAAAGATGCATGGCAAGATTTCGTAGATATAACTAAAGTAACAGCATCATTACAAATTATCAACAATTACGAGTTTTTACAAGATTATAATGTAGCTTCAACACCATGGATTACGTCACAAAAAATCGGCGCTAATGTTACAGATTTATTTAGATTTCATACATTATCACATGGAACTTCAGTAAGTCATGAAGTAAAAGTCGGAATTAAAGATATTAAAATAGCATCAGGTGTATCAGGAACTGGTACAGAATTAGGTCTGGCTGATACATATAGCACATTTGTTGTTCAGCTTCGACGAGTTAATACACAAACTCCGGGAATCTTAGGAGGATCACCATATTCTTCAAATGACACAGATACAGGAACTCAAGATATTATTCAAGAATGGGAAGTTAATTTAGATCCAGCATCACCTAAATACATTGCAAAAGTAATTGGCGATAGCTATATTTCAGTTAACGATGATGGTCAAGTTTTATTTAACGGAAGCTATGCTACAAATAATAATTTTATTCGAGTAGAAGTATCAGAAGACGTTAAAAACAAAGTTATTGATAGAACATTGATTCCATTTGGATTTCGAGCACCATATGCTCCAATTCCATTAGTATCATCTAGTTTATCTTTGCCAAAAACAACATATAGAACAGATCAATTACTTAACGGAACATATTCGGGTGGAATATTCCATGGATTTGATTATACGGTTGCTAGTAACATGAATTATTTAGCACCAATTCCAACATCTGGATCAAACACGGGTAGTTCGATTGATTTTTACTTAGGTGATGTTCTTCAAGCAACTGCATCAAATTTTCCAAATGCAACAAGTCCATACACAGGTTCATTAGATGCAGCATTAAATGGAACAACATTTATTACTAATGTAAAATTATCTACTAGAAAATTTATGGTACCATTTCAAGGTGGCTTCGATGGAGCTCGTCCTAATTTACCAAAATATTCTGGTGAGTATATTGCATCAAATAACACATATGGATTTGATTGTCAAACATCAACGTCGACAGGTACTAAAGCATATAATAAAGCATTTTCAGTATTAAGTAATACCGATTATTATGATATGAATTTGCTTACTACTCCAGGACTTATTGATAGTTTGCATTCATCAGCAACATCATTAGCAAGAACATTATGTCAGACCCGTCAGGATACGTTTTACATAATGGATTCAAATCAAATTAATGATAGCATCGCAACCGTAACGGCACAAGTAAGCACCATAGATTCGAATTATACGGCAGTTTATTGGCCGTGGTTGCAGACAGTCAATTCTGATACGCAAGCAACGATATTTGTTCCGCCGTCAGTATTATTAGCTAATGTATTGGCATATAATGATAAATTTTCTGCTCCATGGTATGCTCCTGCAGGATTATCCCGAGGAAATATTGTTTCTGCAACAGGAACAAAAATTCCTTTAGCTCAAGCAGATAGAGATGCATTGTATCAATCTAGAGTTAATCCGATTGCAAACTTTGGTTCAGCGAATGGAGGAATTGTTGTGTGGGGTCAAAAGACATTACAAGCTCGTCCAAGTGCGTTAGATAGAATCAATGTAAGACGATTATTAATTACCGTTAAGAAGTTTATTGCATCATCTACGAGATATTTAGTATTTGAACAAAACTCGGTTCAGACTCGCGAAAAATTCTTAGCAATAGTTAATCCATATATGGAGTCAGTGCGCGTTCAACAAGGTTTGTATGCGTTCCGAGTTATTATGAATGATAAAAATAATACTCCGGATCTAATTGATCAAAATATATTATATGGTCAAATATTTTTACAGCCAACTAGAACAGCTGAATTTGTTGTGTTAGATTTCAATATTCAACCAACGGGCGCAGCATTTCCAGAATCAGCGTAAGATAAACATTAAAAGGTAGAATTTCGGTTCTACCTTTTTTACTGATCATCATATTTATATAAAAAAAGGAATACGAACATGGCAGGTTTATATGATAATAGAAATCCGAACTTAGCGATCACCGACTCCGATATAATGTTCAGTAGGGCTTTCTCGTGGGAGCCTAAAAGACAACATCATTTCGTGTTATCGATACCGGATATTCCAGCATATTTAGTAAAAACATCAGGTAAGCCACAAATTAGTAATGGTGAAGTAGCATTGGATTTAATTAACATTAAACGATATGTTAAAGGAAAATCAGAATGGAACACCATACAAATGACACTTTATGATCCAATTGTTCCATCTGGTGCACAAGCTGTAATGGAGTGGATTCGTTTACATCATGAATCATCTACCGGTAGAGATGGTTATTCATCATTTTACAAAAAACAAATTAAATTATCACAACTTTCTCCATTGGGCGAAACAGTTGAAGAATGGATTTTAAATGGTGCATTCCTAACAGACGCTGAATTTGGTACCTATGATTGGGCGAGTGATTCGGTTCAAGAAATATCAATAACAGTACGTTATGATTGGGCATTCTTAAGCTTCTAAAATAAAATTAATGGGGGCTTCGGCCCCCTTTTTAATAAAAGGTTATAAACAAGGAAAATATGGACAACAAAGCTACAACGAGATTAGGGTCTCAAGATCTAGTAAACATTGCACGTCAGCAATACGAAAACAAACAACGAAGTAAAATACCAACAATTATTGCAAAATTAGCATCGGGTGGTAAAATTTATCCAAAATCGCATCCTTTACACGATGGGACATTAGAACTTCGATATATGACTGCATATGATGAAGACATTTTAACTAATTCATCATACATTCGAGAAGGAGTAGTATTTGATAAATTGTTGCAATCAATTATAATGTCAGATGTCAACGTAAATGATATTTGTAGTGTTGATAAAGATGGATTAATTCTTAATGCGCGAGTAATGGCCTATGGACCCGAATACTCAGTACAAGTTCAAGATCCAAAAACCGGAAACATGTTAGATCGTACAATTGATTTAACAGAAGTACAATTTAAACTATTTAATTTAGTTGCAGATGATGCTGGCGAATTTACATATCAAATAAACCCTGAAACTACAATTAAATTTGCATATCCAAAAACAGAAATAACACAAGAAACGGTTTCTGAAACAATTAACAATTTAATTACCGAAGTTAATGGAATTAGAGATCGAGCAGCAATTGAAAATTTTATTCGTTATGAATTTTTTGCAAAAGATGCAAAACGATTTCGAGAATATGTAAAAGAAAATGCACCAGGTGTTGATTATGAAATGAATTTTGAAGGTGAAGATGGGAGCACCTTCAAAGCAATGTTTCCAGTTAACTCAAACCTTTTTTGGTTTTAATGCATCATACCGACTACAGTTACAAGAAACTATTTTTAATATGATTTGGTTTGGCGAAGGTCGGTGGGACTGGGATACGATATACAATATGCCCGTATTTATTCGAAACTATTGGATTAAACGAATCAATGATATTTCAAACACGCGCGCGGAACAAATTAAACAACAAACAGCTAATCAAAAATCTAAAAGATAAATATTTATTATAAAAGAATAAGTACATGGGATTAATTGACGATATAAATGCAATGATTGGTTCTGCGAACAATGCAGGTAAACAACGTGCAATGCAGAGCATTACGGCTGGATTACAAGACCAATTAACCACATTTGATACCGTATTTAAAGATTTAACCATATTAGAATCTCGTTTTAGTCAGTTTCAAACAAATATGGGACTAACTATCGATCAAGTGGCTACGCTTGGTAAAAATATGGATGATATTGCTGAGCGACTTGGAATGGGAGGCGAAGCACTTCAAGCAGTTACAAAAGGTCTTAAAAATCTAATTGGGCCTTTTTCGAAAATAGCTGATTTATCAACGCGAGCGGCCGGAAACATGTACGGCCAAGATCTAATAAAAACATCTAAAGCATTGAGAATGAATTTGCGATTAAGTGATGATATTGCAAATAAATACATAGAAATGGCATCGCAAAGTGGAAAAAGTTTAGAAAGAACTTTAGCAGATCACATTAGTATATCTAATTATATTGAAGAGCAAGTAGTCGATATCGAAGTCACACAAGAAATGATATCAGATATAGCAAGTCAAACTGCAGATATTTCATTACATTATGGCAAAATGCCTGGTTCATTAGAATTAGCTGTTATAAAATCTAAACAGCTTGGTATAAATATGGCTCAATTAAATACCACCGGACAAAATTTATTAAACATCGAATCTAGCATCGGACAAGAAATGGAATATCAATTATTATCTGGTCGAAGATTAGTTGATGAAGTATCTGGAGAAAGTTTGACAAATGCATATCGAGCTGCTACTATTCAAGGAGATGCAAATAAACAAGCCATGTTGATGAATAAAATCATTTCACAAGAAGGCGAAACATTAAAAAATAATTTATTTGCTCGTCAACAAATGGCAAGTCTTTTACAAACAGATGAAGCTACTATAGCAAAAATGATAAAAAAGCAAGATATCTTAAAAAAACTTGATCCGGGCGGCAAATTGATGGGACTTGAAGGCGATGCATTAGCAGCTAAACTAGCTACCTTAGGTGGAACACAGGATGAAATTGCTGATGTCTTGAAGGCAAATGATATGCGTACGACGGATGAAAAAGTTGCAGATGCAATGGATATATTGACTACGAGAGGTATTAAACTTCAAGGTTTAGATTATTCCGCATTGATGAATTCCGGATCGCAAGGTCGCGTAGGAGGTGTAAATACCATAGGTGATTTTCTCACGAGCTTAATTGATTCCACCACGGTTACCGCCGCCCAAGGCGCGCAATCAGTGAGATTTACTGGCAAGGTCGGCACCGCTGTTGCGAGCGCCCCCGGGGGCGTTGGCGGATTATTAGTTGGCGGTAAGCCAATAAACAAAACCAATCCAATGCCAACATTAGTTGTAGGAACAGAGGAGGCGGCCGACTTCTATTCTGGCCCAGGAGGCGGCAGAATGTTAATAACGCCCGAAGGTACCTTTAATCTACATCGCGACGACAGCGTCTTCGGCGGAACTAATCTATTTGGAGGTAAAGGCGGAGGCGATGTTATGCAAAATAATAATAATGTAGTTATGGGCGGAACTAATCTATTTGGAGGTAAAGGCGGAGGCGATGTTATGCAATTTGCAGCAGCTGTTGTAGCTGCAATTAACAATCAAACACGAGAATTAAAAGCAGATCCAGTTTTTGGACGAGGCTTATCAAATTCATATTACGGATAACAACATGATTAACCCGACCACACAAGCAGGTTCGCAATTTAATGCCCCATATGATTTATTGCCTAATGCAATATTAACGAATCCTACGGTTGGAGCTATAAGTCAATTTTCTAAACCAATTGTTTTAGGACAAATTAATACGTATAACATATTACCAGACAATACATATTCAAACACTACAATCGCAGCACCAGCACAATTTATAACGCCATTAGTATTAGGACAATTTAATACGTATGATATTTTACCAAATACTTTATATACAAATCCTACTATTGCTGCTACTGGACAATTTTCACAGCCCATAATATTAGGACAATATGATACATTTAACTATGTAACAACTAATGATATTATAACACCCAATACTATGTTGCCAACAATGCAACAATTTATACAATCACTAACATTGGGACAGTATGATACATTTAATTATACATCAAGCAATGATTTTATTCCTAATCCAACGGTTGGAGCAGGCCAATTTTCTCCAACGATTGTATTAGGTACTGAACCAACATTTAATTATACATCAAGCAATGATTTTATTCCTAATCCAACGGTTGGAGC